ATTAAAAAAAGGCCATGGTGGATGAATAATGATAAGAATCTTAATTATGAATTTAAATATATAGAAAATGAGCTTTTAATTTCTAGAACTAAATATGAATGGGAAAAATGGATATAATCTAAAGACAATAATAAAAAATATCTTAAATCGTGGGAAAATGATAATTGTAATAAACCAGAAGAAGAATTATTCATAACCTTAAAGTGTTCTGAATGTACTTAAACTTTTTAGTAAATATAACTTTTTCTTAAAAAGTTTTAATAAATAAAAATAAAAAAAACTTTTTCTTAAAAGTTTGTTTTTTCTTAAAAAGCTTAGTTAGAGTATGCGAGACCACCCATACCACTCATGATTCGGAGAACATTGTAGTTGATGGCGAAAATTTTACCAGTAGCAGGACATGGTGTTTGAGTTCCAGATGTTGCTTGAAGTAAAGCATTATCAATTCGTGAGAAATTGCATGTTCCAGATGGTTGGTGTTCTTCTGGTTTAAGGGCAAAAGAATATACAGCAATACTATCATTGGCATCAACACCACCATATCCTGTGTGATGCTCCCAAACTTGAACTCTAGTAAAGTATTTCATAGGACGTGCTCCAAATCTTTCATGACCATTAAGTTTTAATGTAAAAAGATTTGTATCAGTGTTAGCATTACCGTGTGCTTGAACTGTACCAGAAGTGGGAGCAGCACCATTGTTAGCATATGCACCAGTCCATATAAGTTCCTTAACAGGATGATTAAAATTTAATTCCTGTGATACATTAGCACTTCCAGCTTGTTCTTGTACTTGTTCAATAAGATATTCGTGGGACTGTTGTGCGAATCTACGTCTTTCATCAGTATCTAAATAAATGTAATCAACCCATAATTTAGCAGCAGTTTCGTTCAAAGCTGCACTGAATGTCAATTTTACTTTAACTTCGTGATATTGAAGAGCAATAAGTGGAAGAGCAAGACCTGGATTTCTACAAAACCAGAACTGAAGTGGAACATAAATTATACCTGGTGCGATAGCTGCGCTATCAACTCCTCCAGCACTGGACATTCTTTGTAATTTAGTTGCTCTTGCTGTTGCCGCTCTTACACGAGCAATTGCGGTTTCTATTCCGGCAGCGACACTTGCTTCTAAAGTAGTAGAGAAGGTAGAACCAGCTTCGGCGATCGCTGCGGTGATTGCGGTGTTATCTCCAACGGTAGGGACATCAGCAGCGGTAGATGCTGGTAAAGCAGGATCTCCAGTGACCATATCAGCTGTAGGAATATACTTATTACCATTAGGATTAGCATCAGTTAATTGAAAATAGGTTTCCATAAAATGTCCACTATGTTTATCAATTTGTTGTCCACCGATTTCAAGTTCAACTTTATCTAATAAGTGTGTACCATAATTATTATCGTCATCGGCGTCTAGTGTACCAGCATCAACTTCATAATACATTCGATGTATTAAATCACCATTTCTTGAAATAGTTGCTGTAGTCATTTGTGATGCGGCGACATTTCCGTTAAGTGTTTGTTCGATACATTCCATTGAGAAATTAGTGTGTCTTCTGTAAACTACTTTAAAGAAAGTAATTTGTGGATTTCCAGTAAGATAGATATCTTGAGCGCCATAAGCGACTAATTGCATTAAACCTCCTCCCATTTTATACTATTAGCAAAGAAAATAATTTTGGAAAAAAACGCTAATTAATTTAATTAATTTAAATACTTTTTAGAAAAAAGTAAAGCAAAAATAAATTTTGGTCCAAGCTTTTCATAAAAGCTTTTTCTTAAAGATTAATACTTTTCATAAAGTACATTAAAATATAAATAAAATAAAAACTTTTTAGATCAAAATAATTTTTTTACTATTTTTTTAATTTTTGGTAAAGCTTTTTCTTAAAAAGCTTAGTTGGAGTAAGCAAGACCACCCATACCACTCATGATTCTGAGAACATTGTAGTTAACAGCATAGATTCTTTCTACCTGGAAAGTATTAGAAGACATAAGTTTTGCTGTATCAATTCTAGAGAAATTACATGTTCCAGATGGTTGATGTTCTTCTGGTTTAAGGGCAAAAGAGTAACAATTAATTTCTCTATTTAATGATGAACATCTTGACTTTGGATCTTGAGCACGAGCAATAACACTTACATGGACACTATGTGTTGTAGCAGTGGTTATACCTGTAGTTGTAGCTAATGTAAGTGTAACATTAGTATCTGCGAGTGCATTATTTGCTACAGTAATAACTTGACTTACCACTGTATGAGATTGTAAACCAAGATTGGTTCCCCCCGCGGTGTCTGGATCAATAACACTCACAGATATGCTTAATAAATCACCAACATGAACATCAAAAGGAACATCATCATCTGCTTTACCTAAAATCAAAGTGTTAGTAGTCAAATTACATTCATCTATATTGTCGACGTCAGCGACGGCAACGACAGCACATTCTCCTGGCGCAACAGCAGTACCATCAGCATTAGTTCCAGTTGCACCAGTAAGAACAAGTGGTGATGCTAACATTTGTGGTCGTTCCATTTCTTTAATATTGTATCCAGGAACTGCAGTGTGATGATCAAGTGGTTGTCTAATTTGGAAATATTCTCGGTCTTGTTCAGCAAATCTATCATGACCATTAAGACTTAATTTAACTTTTTGTGTCAAAATTGTATCGGTAGCAGTTGCTGATGTGGCAGTTGTCCATATTAATTCTTTGACTGGATGATTAAAGTTAAGTTTATAGGAAGTGTTAGAAGTACCTTCTGTTTGGTATTGAAGTTGTTCAATAAGGTATTCATGTGATTGTTGGGCAAATCTTCGTCTTTCATCAGTGTCAAGATATACATAATCAACCCATACTTCACATGTTGGTGTTGCGCCCGTGTCGTCTCGTGTTGCATTATTACCTGTATCCCATGTGAATTTAAGTTTAACTTCGTGGTATTGAAGAGCAATAAGTGGTAAAGCAAGTCCAGGATTACGGCAAAACCAAAACTGAAGAGGAACCATAATAGATTGTTGTGATGTACCACCTGAGGCAGAAAGTGCACCACTGGTAACAAGGGTATTAGAGTAACCACCAGTTAAATATTTGTATCCAGCAGCTTTTGATTCAGGTGTACTAAGTTCAGCCCATATTTTTAACCATTCTTGTGTGTGTTTATCTATTTTTTGACCACCGATTTCAAGCTCAACTTCAGAAATAAGATTATCTCCTTGAATACCATTTGCAACATCTTGGTCACATCTTACATAAACATTGTGAACTAAATCACCATTTCTTGAAATGGTAACAGTTCCTGTAGTTGTAGCTGCAGCATTTAATTGTTGTGTACCATTAATTGTTTGTTGTATTGCTTCCATAGAGAAATTAGTGTGTCGTCTGTATACTACTTTAAAGAAAGTAATTTGTGGATTTCCAGTAAGATAGATATCTTGAGCGCCATAAGCGACTAATTGCATTAAACCTCCTCCCATTTTATACTATTAGCAAAGAAAAAAATTTTGGAAAAAAACGCTAATTAAAACTTTTAAAAAAAAAACTTTTTAAGAAAAAGCTTGAACAAAAATAAAACTTCTTAAGAAAGATATATCAAAAAAGCTTTTTAACAAAAAGCTTGACCAAAAAAAAAGTAAAATCAAAAACTAAACTATTATTTTGGTCAACCTTTTTGAAAAGGTTAAAAAACTTTTTAAATACTTTTGGTCAACCTTTTTAAAAAGGTTAAAACTTAAAGAAAAAATATGTACTATATTATATGATGATTAGTGTTGATAGAGCAATCGGTGTAGGTTTAGGATTAGGATTAACTTTTTTATCTATTAGTGGATTAAAATGTGTAAATTGTCAAGAACAATGTAATAGTTCTGAATCAAAAAAATGTCCAAAAAGTAATAAATGTTCAAAAGTTAATATGAATTTAGGCTTAGGGTCTTTTGCTGTTGCAGGAGGTTTAATGGTTTACAAAAATACTTTTTAGAAAAAAGTATAGTCAAAAATACTATAGATTATTTAAAACTTTTTTAAAGTTTCTTTAAGCTTTGACCAAAACATACTTTTAATTTTGTTAAAACTTTTTTAAAGTTTTATTGATAACTTAAGAACAAGAATATAAATATAAGTATAATGGATAGAAATATTACTATTTGTGCAACTGATTTAACAGTAATAACTGGACATAATCCATACAAATCTATTGATGAGATAATTCTTAAGTTTTGGAAAAGATATTATAAATCGGATTATTTAAAATTTGTAGAATCCTTAAATGCCAAGAATATTAAGATGAAAAAAGAAGAAACTGATTATGATATAGTAACTAGAATATCTAAAGAAAATAATGTATATTTAGGTAATAAATTATCACAATGTTTTAAATCAGAAGATGTGAGTGCGTTAAATAAAAATAAAGAATCAATTATTAAATCATTAGAATCTAAATTATCTGGTGAAAAGAAGGAAGAATTTAATAAATCATTAAATTCATTAACAAATACCTCATTTGGTATAAAATATGAATCTAAAGGTGGAGAATTGTATGAAGAAAAAACTAATAATAAAATTATTAAAACAAGTAAATACTATAAGAATGAATTGTTTCAAATACCAAATGAATATGATAAGATAGATACATGGGGAATAGGTGGAAAAATAGATGGAATATTGTTGCCTGAAAATATTATTATAGAGATTAAGAATCGCGTAAAAAATCTATTTTACAAATTGCGAGGTTATGAAAAAGTGCAATGTTTTGTCTATATGTTTTTATTAGAATCACATTCTACAGATTTAGTTGAAGTTCTTAAAGATAAAAATGATAATTCAATAAATATTATTAGGGTAGATTTTGATGAATCATTTTGGGAAGAAGAAATTATGTTAAGATTAGAAGAATTTATAAGTGATTTTTATAATTTTTTGGAAGATCCTAAAAGAAAATTAAAATTATTAACAATTTAATTTAATTCATATTTATTTTCTTAATAAATTATATATATAATGTTTGGCGGAAGTTTTAGTTTAAGCGGTGGTTACAAAAAAAAATCAAAAGCGCGTTCACGTAAAAGATTAAAACCTAAAAGACATTGTAGTGGCTCGGGACCACATCTTAAAGGAATAAAAAAAAAAAGGAGTAAAAAAAGAAGTAATCGAAAAAGAAGCTCTAGAAGAATGAGAGGTGGTCAGTGTGGATTATCAAAAAATCAAGGTGGTGGTGGAGCACACAATAAACATATAGAACATCAAAATGGTGGAAGGCGTTCATCAAAACAGATGAGAGGTGGTGGAGCACACAATAAACATATAGAACATCAAAATGGTGGAAGGCGTTCATCAAAACAGATGAGAGGTGGTTTTAGTAGTTGTGGAGGCAATAAACATGAAAATGGAAAAAATAACAAAGGAGGTGGAAGGCGTTCATCAAAAAAGATGAGAGGTGGTTTTGGTAGTTGTGGAGGTAATCATAAACATAAAGAACCATTTAAAGGAGGTGGAAAACACGATGAAAAACATGGACAACATGGAGGTGTACTTAAATTAACAGAAGAAAAGTAATTTATTTTTTAAAATTTATTTCTAAATTTTCATCATATTTTTTAGTTTGGATAAAATTATAATCTTTTAATTTTTCATTCATATTATCTTTAGTTGATTCTCTATTATTATTCATAGACTGTCTTTGTGGATTTGCTAATTCTAAATTCATTACAGAATTGCTTTTAAGATTAATATCGCGTTCTAATTGGGTTGAAATAGGTTTATGTACTTTAACATCGATTTCTTTAACTTCAAGTGAATTAAGTAAATTATTAAGACTATTATAATCCATTAATTAAACTTTATAAAAGTTTTAACAAAAATAAACTTTATAAAAGTTTTAACAAAAATAAACTTTATAAAAGTTTTAACAAAAATAAACTTTATAAAAGTTTTAACAAAAATAAACTTTATAAAAGTTTTAACAAAAATAAACTTTATAAAAGTTTTAACAAAAATATTATATAATGATCAGACCAGCAACAACAAGCATGGAACAAATTATCAGTTAACAATAAAATACAGAGTAAAAGCAAGATATGGAAAAATGGAAAATATTTCTTAATATTTTCATTAATAATAACTATTGTTGTGTTTATTGTTTTACTAATAATGGATAAAAAGAAAAAGAAACAAAGAAGAAAATTGAAATAAATATTATTATTAATTTATAATTAAATAATGTGGAGAATAGTAGGTTTACCTTGGTCATCTAGTAGAATGGCATTATTAAAAACAAAAAAAATAGTATTTACTGTAAAGAAACCAAAAAAACCATTAAAACCATTAAAACCATTAAAAGATAAATCTAATACATATGATAAAGAATTAGGAGTTGAGTTCCCTAGTAGTCGATTTAATTAATTCTTTTAGTTCTATTATTTCTTTTCTAAGATCTTCTTTATCTAAAACTACAAAATCATCTTCTTCTTTTTTATATTCAATAGCATAATTACTTTTATATACATATACAACACCATTCCATAAATTACTTGTAGTCCACCATAACATACCTAAAGAAAAATCTAATATATAATATCCACAATAAAATAGTAGCATATTATATAAAATTATTTTTTATATTTTGTTAAAACTTTTATAAAGTTTATTTTTGTTAAAACTTTTTAAAGTTTACCTCCTTTAGACAAATTATCTAATGCCCATAATGGCTGTAAATTAGTATAATGAAAACATTTATTTTGTTCAACTTCATCAAGCAAATTAAAAGAACAACATGGTTTAATATGGTCTATATGCCAGTCTCCATGATTTTCCCATGTCATACCTTCTGTAAATTTACTTTCTAAATATCCTTTTAAGAATTTTATATCACAACCTATTAATTCCATTGTATTATTATTTTTAGTAGCTCTTTTAGCACGTAATGCAGATCCAAGTCTACTTCTTAGGGTTTTTACAAGTTTAAATTCAGGATCAGTTAATTTGCGTTGTTTTTCATATTTATTCATAGTTTCTTGAATTTGTTTTCTATTATCTTTTCGATAAACAGATAAACATGTTTTGCAATCATTTCTTAATTTATCCCAATGAGTCTTTAAAAAATTGTAATCTGTTAATGGTTTCCAAATTTTACATCTACAACATATTTTACCTACTACCGAATTTATAGTTTCATGAGGAATGCGATGTTTTGATGGTTTACCTTTTACCAAATCTTCATATGATTTTTCTGTTTTAATTTTTTCCCATGATTTTATATCTTGTTTTTTGTTTTCTTCTTCTACTATTTTAAAAACATATCCACCCGTTTGTGATATTTCATTTTTAATAACTTTATTAATATTAGATGGTTGTAGATTAAGTTTTTGGGCTACATCTCGTTGTGAATTAAATTTAATCCAAGACTCAGGTATATCTTCTAATATTAATAATTTTCCATATACAACTTTAATAAGTTTCTTTTTATTTTGTTTTTCCATACACTTTAACTTATTGTATTCGGATATTCTTTCTTTATTTTTTTGTCTCCATAATTTTGATTTATTTCTACAATCTTCACAATTTGTAAGCATTTTTTCTTTAACTAAAAAACATGAAGTATCTTTTTCTTTAGAACACTTTTTACACTTCATTTATAAAATAAAAAAGTAAATTAGTTTAAGTAATTATAATTATTATATTTACATATACTTCGTATTAACGGAGTCGGAGAACTAAATGGAGTGTCGACTCCTTCTGTATATTGTAGTCAGATAGAGTTCGTCCATCTTCAAGTTGTTTACCGGCAAAAATGAGTCTTTGTTGATCAGGTGGAATTCCTTCTTTATCTTGAATTTTGGCTTTAACATTTTCAATAGAATCACTTGCTTCTACTTCTAGTGTAATTGTTTTTCCAGTTAGTGTTTTCACGAATATTTGCATCTTTATACAAATAATATATATTATTATTTTTAAATCAATTTTTTTAAACTTTATTTGCGTTTGTTAAAACAATAAAAAATGAATAAATAATATAATGGAATCTAGGGGTATAAGATATAAATTTAAAAAATTGTCTCCAATGAATATAAAGAAACTGAATAAAAATATTCAAAATTATTTTATAAAATTAGATAAAAATTGGTATAATTTGATTGATTTATATGAATCTTTAAATACAAGTAAAATAAATCCTCAAACGAATGAACCATTTAAACAAAAAGAAATACAAAAAATATTAAAATTATATAAAGAATTAATAGAAGTTGAACCTAAATTTAATAGTAATAATGAAAATAATGGAAATAATGAAAAATTATTAACAGACTATATAGATTTATTTGAATCACAATTAACTGAGTTATATTCTAAACAGGAAGAAATATATGCTTTAACACAAATACATCATCATGAAATAGAAGAAATTAATAAAAAATTATCTTAATAAATTTCTAATATTTATATGATTTTTTTTAGATTTATGTTTCATTGATTTGAATAATTTATTTAATTTCATATTATTTAATTTATTTTTTTTAGAGTATTTTGTTTTACAACAACTTTTTTTACATCCTTTTTTACATTTTTTTTTACATCCTTTACAACTTTTCTTTTTACAACCTTTTTTAGAACATTTATTTTTGTTTGATAGTTTATGACTTAAAGGTTTTAAATGTTTTAAAATAGTATTCATTATATCACCTGAATTCCGCATTCCTTGGTGTTCTGCTACTTCTTTACCTCTCCGTATCATAACAATTTTAGGAAATCCCATTACATTTTTACCTAATCCACCATCAATATGATCTTTAAAATCATCACGAACTTTAACAACTCCTATATTTTTTCTTTTACAACTTTGTTCTACTTTAGACCATTCTTGTTCCATTGATTTACAATGTCCACACCAATTAGCATAAAACCACATAGCAAAATCTTTATTTTTTAATTTAGAATTTAAATTATTTAAACTTGTCATATTATCAACATTCATTTATAATAAACGCATAGAAAATAAATTTATTTAGATTTGTTTAATTTATCATATATTATATTATAATCATAAACATTTACATTATGATAACCAATAATACATGGTTCATCATTATTTACTCTTCCACAACAATCATATGTATTAGTAGAATTATTAAATCTTCTAATATGATGTTTACATGATGTTTTTGTATTTTCGTTTATTTTAAATCCTACGCTACAATTTACACATTTAAAAACATAATTATTTATATCATTATTATTATTTAAATCTATATTATCATCTATAGTATTTAATTTACGTTCTTTAATAGATTCAATAATCCATGTAGGAGCACACCACATATCAGCCAAATGTTCTAGATAATCTAAAGAAACATCTTTATGAATAGTCAATTTATTAAATTTAATACTATCAAAAAGGGATAATACAGCTGATTTATCTTCCCATAATGTATATGTATTATGTTCATCATTAGATTCTGAAAAATTAATTAAACCTGATAAAAACCAGTCAATATTTAGATAAGTTTCATAATATTTTTTGGGAATAATAAGATTCCCATCTCTTAAATTTAAAATAATAGACATAATTAAAATATAATAAAAATATATTTTTAAGTTCATAAAAATATATTTTTAAGTTCATAAAAATGACTTAATTGTATACCCAAGTTTAGAACATTCAGATTTTGCGCCGCCAAGACATGCATTCTGCCCGAATAGATCATCATTCATACGCAGCCAATTAAACCATAAGACCCTTCGGTCAGCAGAGGACATGGTCGGGGGTGGGGTCAAAAGGGTTTGGCAATTTTGTTCGTTTTTGATGTTCTACCAGCAGTTGTTGTTACTATAGGTGTTGTTCTACCAGCAGTTGATGTTACTATAGGTGTTGTTCTACTAGCAGTTGTAGAAAATGGTGTTGTTCTACTAGCAGTTGTAGAAAATGGTGTTGTTCTACTAGCAGTTGTTGAAAATGGTGTTGTTCTACCAGCAGTTGTTGAAAATGGTGTTGTTCTACTAGCAGTTGTTTTACCAGCAGTTGTTGAAAATGGTGTTGTTCTACCAGCTGTTGTTGAAAATGGTGTTGTTCTACTAGCAGTTGTTTTACCAGCAGTTGTTGAAAATGGTGTTGTTCTACCAGCAGTTGTTGAAAATGGTGTTGTTCTACTAGCAGTTGTTTTACCAGCAGTTGTTGAAAATGGTGTTGTTGGTATACTTGTAGTTGTTGGTATACTTGTAGTTGTTGGTATACTTGTAGTTGTTGGTATACTTGTAGTTGTTGGTATACTTGTAGTTGTTGGTATACTTGTAGTTGTTGGTATAGTTGTAGTTGTTGGTATACTTGTAGTTGTTGGTTCTGGTGGCCAAATATTAATATCAATTATATTATTATTATTATTATCTAATGTTCTATATAACCACTTATAATTTTCGTCATTTAATAGATTAATAAGTGTCATTTTCTTAGGTGGCGCGTCTTTAGTACAAAGCTTATCAGGCCATTCATCGGTCGAGCACACACGTGTTTTAGGGTCCATTTTTGCATTTTGGATCTTTTGAATCAATTGGCACGACCGCGTGTCCGAAGGACAGTCGTCTACTTTAGATTGGCAGAGCGGTCCCCAAAAGCAAGTCGAGCCTTGTTCTTCTTCGCCCTTTGCAGTATTGCAGTCACAGACTGGCTTGGTGAAGCCACCTTCAATGTCGCCACAATTTTCCCTGACGAATCTGCAAGTACCACCATTAAAACACGTATTCCCTTCCCGCAACAACAGTTCTTGATTGCAACGCTGCAACTCTTGCTTCGCTGTAAACGAAATCCGTTCTTTTTGGTCAATCTTGCTATCACCGTTGGCGTCAATCTCTATGAACTGCTCGTCCGTCATTCCTGACATTTCGCTGGATCGGTTGCTCCGAGCGACAGCGTTTTCTCCAATATGTACCGTATCTTTTATTTTTACATAATTGGCTTTATTAATTAATATCGCAAATATATTTTCAGTATAATTTTCATTATTATCATGTGGAATTACAATAGTTCTATTTTCAAAAAATTTATAATTAACTATCATTGCACAAATAGTATTACCTTCTGAATTATTGTGTTTGAAATATTCATTTATAACAACTATAAAATATCTTTCATATATTTTTTTATGTTTTTCTGTTCCATAAATCTCTGATATTATAAAGCCATTACCTATTAATGGATTAGTTTCTTCAATTAAATCTTCCGCAAAGTAAGTGTTCTGTGAATCGGCTTCTTCCAAAGACCATTTATTAATATTTAATTTTATAAAGGTCTTGTCTTTGGGTGTAATTATATTTTTAAAATTTGTTCTTGTTTTTGGATATTGATTATTACCGAAAAAATTAATGTATTTCTGCATTTCTTGTTCGTAATCCACACTTCTGGCTCGGACCTCTGCCTCTGCCAGCCACCTATTATCGGGTGCCAATGGCCATGCCGGCCATTCTGCCTCCATCTTTATTTTCTTCAGGGCCGTTTTCACATAACTAGTATTTATTTTAATTTTGTATGGGAAATAATCTAACTCAACATCGACGCCACCCACGTGCATCGAAATCGTAGTAATATCCTCTAATTTAAAATTGTTTTTAAAATATTTATAACTGTTTGAAATATAATTAAAATATTCTTTATATTTTTTTTTTATATTAACATTAAATATATTATCTAAATTTTTTTGTTGTTCGTTTATGTCCTTTTCCCATTTTGATTTATTTTCATATATATAATCATTAATTATTGAATTAATATTAGTAAATAGTGTAAGATGGCTCCTTATTTTAATCACTACGTCAAAATGATGCTTTGCATTCGCGATCACGGTCATCAGGCTCTTATCTAATGTAAATGATTTTGAATATTGAAATAATATACTAGGCATCTTGTTCGCAAAGAGACCTGTTTCAGTATTAATTTCGTCAGATTCATTTAAAATTTTTAAAATATTATCATATCTTTTTTTTTTATTTTCAGAATCTATTTTTATTTTATCTAAATTTTCAGACCAATATGTTGTTGGTGTTGATTCATCTTTACCAATAAAACTTGTCTTCGTAGTCGGAATAATGTGAAGTGTTCCTGTTGGTTTATCCACCTTATTAATATCAGGATATTTTAATCCATTACAAGGAAAAATACCAGGTTCTAATAAACATGAATCAGCTTTTATAATTAAATATTTTTTGTAATCCCAATTATTTATCTTAACTAATTCATTATTATTATTTTTAATACTTATTTTGTTAATTCGTTTAAATTTATTAATTGTTTTTAATTCAAATACTTTACAAGATAGTTTAGAATCTTCTTCAATATTACTAAAAGGAACTATTTCTGTTATATTATAATATTTAAAATTTGGTATAGCATTAGATATATGATCATTATATTTATACTCTGATATATTATTTTGATTATTATTTTTAATAATATTAAAACTTGTTATAATACCTTCTATAAATATATTATAATCAGATTTTATATTTGATTTAATATTTAATAATGAACCATATTTATTATTCGACGTCCAAGTTGGAACGAAGTTTTTAGGATTATTGAAATTAGATGTTTTAAATATATTTATAATTGTATCATCATTATTTTCATTCAAACAATTATTGCCTTTACACCATATAAAAGATTCATTAATTCTGGGAATTGGTTCTTGATTACCGGTTTCAGTAGTAATGTCATCTATAAATTCATTTTGATATTCATATTTTGTTTTATAACTATTATCATATAATCTACATTCTGCATCAATATAAGAAAATATTTTTTTATAATCTGTTAAAAATGGATTATTATCACCACCCCCCCCTATATTTCCAGGTTTTATTAAATAATTAATATATTTACACTTGTTATTATCTATACATTTTTGTTTACATTTCTCTTTTGTTAAAATTACCCTTTTGTCTTTTTGTATGGCGAGAGTGGGTGCGTGTCGCTCAATTCTAATATTTTTAGATAATTTATAACTATCACCTGTGTTAGGTATAACAATATCTTTTTTTATATTATCTAATGTAGTTTTGGTTTCTTTTAGTCTATCATTCTTGTTTTTTTTTTTCCATTGTATGTTGTAGGCGAAAATTTTTTTAGCTTCGTCGCGAGAGGCCAATACTTGATTCTTAGGTAAATTATACAAAGGAATGTCAATTTTATAACAACAACTATTTTCATCTTCGTAATCACAAGCATCGCAATCATTACATAACTCAGATGCTGCTTTAGTAGGTTGAAAATGTTCAGAATTATTATATAAATAGTATAATAATAATATTAATATTAAAAAAATTAAATAAATTTTCATCATTACAATAGATTAATATTATAATTATTATTAATATTCTTATTTTCTGTTAACAAATTAATAATTTTTTGAAGTTCCATATTTACATTTTCTTCTTTAGATTCACATCTAACATTAGATTCTTCTTGATCTTCTTCTAGATTATCATTAGGTTCTTCTTCTTCTTCTTCAAAATCACTAAAATTTAACGGACTATTTTTATCAGTAATTATATCTTCATTTCCATTATGATTATACATATATAGTGAACTTAAATTGTTAAAACCATCTTTATACATAATCCCAATATTATATGTTTTATTAGGAATATTTTTAATATGATATTCTAATAATGTATTCGTATTATTATATAAATATAAATTAAATTTATTATTTAAATCATTAGAAAATAATAAAATATAATATATTTTAATTGAAGGATATGGTTTTATCCAAGTCAATTTTATACCTTTATTACCTCCAGTTGCTTTTAAAGTATCTATCGATGGTAAATCAGAATTAAAGTTTTCTTTAGTTTTTAAAAATAAAACAATAAGACCTATTATTATACACACTATTAAAAGTAATTGTATCATTAATATAAATATATAAAAAAATAATACTAAAACTAAATTAAAATGTATCAAGTTCATTGTCATAACATAATTTCCATACATTTAATTGACTAGTTCTTCCTGGTCGTTGTCCTCTACCTATAATTTGTTTAGTGCGGTCTTTCTTCATTGAATGATACAATACAATATCAGTTGAATTTTCTAAATTAATACCATTTGCACAATAATTTGCATTAAGAAGTAATACATCTATTTTATCTTGACTTTCATAATCTTTAAATAATCGTATTGTTTTATTTGTAGTATTTGTAGTTCCAGTAACATAAGAGTATTTAATATTTTTAGTTTGTAAATAACCTTCAATATCAGTAAAAGAATTATTATATTCTGAAAATATTAACATTTTAAATCTAGGATTTTTAATTTGTTTTTCAATAATTTGTTTAAGATTTGTAAGTTTACTTAATAATGTATCTTCTATCTTTTTTTGTTGTGGTTCATCTGTTGCTATAATTAATGAATTAAAGTCAATTGAAGCTCTACAAAATGGACATTGTTTTTTTTGATGAAGCCATGTAGAAATACATTCAAAGCAATATTTAGTATTACAACAAGGAGAAATTGTTGTGTTATTAACTTCATCATAACATATAGAACAAACATTACTACTATTTAATTTTTCTTGAATACAAGAAATCTTACTTTTTATAGCGTCAACTTTTTGATACATATTTTTAATACTTTCTTCTTTTGCTTTTTTACTGCTAAATGTCATTTTAGATTTCATTTCTATTTCAATCATTAAATTTTTTAGTTTAATTTCTAAATCTTTTGTTACACCTTTAATAATATCATTTTCAGTATATTTTTCACAATCTACTTTCTCAATAGCACCTTTCAAATCACCAGCATTAATATGATTAATAATTTGTTGGGAAACATTTTTATTTAATATTTTAAGATAATATGGCATTTTACAATTAATAATACGTTCTTTATAATCTTCTAAATTAAAAGCTGTTTTAATAAATTCATCTGAATTTCGCAAAACTAAATGTTTTTTATATACATTAGGAAACTGTACGATATTTAACATAGTATTTTTAATAAATCCTGCTTTAGTTAATCCAGACTCTGTAAATTTTATAGTAAAACCTTCACTATAACTATAATGATTTGATATAGTTCCTTGTTCATTTTTCCAAGCAATTCTAGAATATGGATTTAATAGTGTATTGTACGATGAAGAAACAAACCAAATAAATGATGCATTAATATAATGTGTATTTGTAATTTTTAGTATTTCAGCTTCATCAAAAATATATCTTGATACCTGATTACTGGAGTTCCAATATGGAGTATGTAATTTTACAAAATCATTAATCCTTGTATTTGTAATTAATATAATCTTAGCATTAAATGTTTTACTTTTTTCTTCAGTAGTAAAATATTCTTTAAAATTACTTAATGCTTTATTTGTATTTATTCCAAAATATGGTAAATCTGTACATTTTTCGATAGTCTCTTTCCATTGTTTAAATATAATATGGGGAACAACAATAATATTATAAGGTTGAATATTATTTTCATTTAATGATAATTCAGAACAAGTGACTAATCCTTTATGAATAAGATTAGGTAATTTATTTTCTAAAACATTTTTGTTAGAAATAATAGATAAAATAGTAAGAGTTTTACCACTTCCTACATTATCACCTATTATACCAAATTTACTTTTTATTTCACTATTTGTATTTTGTTCTTGATTATTTATATAGATAGGATTAATACTTGAATCTTCAAGTTCTCTACATTTTTTTAGTAATGCTAATTGATGAACTTTTAATGGTATTTTAATATCTTTAGGTTGTTTTTCTTTAGGAAAAGAATCATCTAAAACAATTGAATTCATTTTGTTATTAATCTTAAAAAAATTATTAAAAATCAATTTTATTCAATGACATTCTTTATATTATTCAGTTTCATTAAGTAATTCTTCTAATAACTCGCTGTTATTTAAGTCTTTATTTTTTCGGCTATATATAAAATCACTACCTAAAAAAAATAATATACCAAAAATATAGTATATTAATAAAATATAATAATACATATATAATTTAAAGTTATTTGTTTATAAGTATAAAAAAATAAAAATACATTAAAATATGAATATTATAGAAAAAAAATTAGATGCCTATGAAATAGCTGAAAATTTATATAATGATACAATTATTTCACCTAATGATATAATAACAATTGAAGGTTGTGATTTTAAAGGATATTTTGAGATGTTAATCATAATTTTTATGGAAGGTATGTTTAAATTTTGTAGATACGCTATAAATGATAATAATAAGTTTAATTTAAATGCTTTAAAAGAATGTGATATTTTTAAAATTAATAGTTATTTTAAAAAAATAAAAATAAAAATGACGTTTATAGTATTTGATAATGATGAATGGGATTTAACTAATATTAATAAATATAAATCATATGATAAAATAGAAATTAATAGTAATACTAAATTAGAAGAATTATATGCTATCTTTTATGTTTTTCCAAATGTATATTTAGTTAATTTTACTAATAAGATTGAATAAAATTAAAATTGAATTTGAAATTAAAAATTGAAATTTAAATTATTGATTTGCTTAAAAAAACATACTATGTATTTCTATATTTACAAAGAAATAATTTACTCATTAGATCATCCATTAAAAATAGAAGATTTCAAAACATATGTTTTAGCAAAAACATTTAGTAAAAAAAAATATTTTGTAGAAAACATTAAAGTTTCATATGATTGTCAGTATGAAACTCATGTTCCAAATGATAAAGATATGTTAATGTCTTATATATTGTATAATATTTCAATCGTTCCTATTAAGTGTGAAAAACATATGTCTTATTAGTATATGATACTATATTTAATAAGTTTATTAGTATTAATTATACTAATTATATATTTTTATATATACATTCAATATAATTTAACATACAACCCACCACCACAAATAACTACTAAATCTACAAAAATATGTGATTTAGGGTTTGTAAAATCACAAGACCAAATAAATAATAATTATATAGAACCTGTTATAGATTATGGTATGATTAATTATTATAAAATATTTGATTAGATATTAATAAATAAATTTATTTTTTGATTAATAGTTGAATAATTACATTTTGTATTTCGTCTATTATTTTCTACTATTTCGAGTAAATTTTCTTTAATATTACTTAATAAACTGATTTTTTTATTATATTTAATTAATTCGTTCAAATTACATTTACTATCAAATGCTATTGTATTCAATTTAATAGATTTAAGTGAATAATATAAATTAGTGTAATATATTTCATTATTTTGATTTTCATGTATTAATTTTATAGTATAAAATATTTCATTATATAAATGTTTCCCATCAACAACTAATAAATATCCATTATTTTTAATAATTGGATTATCTATTCTATTTACTCCACTTATACTATCTATTTTATACCATAATCCATTTATTTTTTTATTTATCCATACATGACCTTTATTAAATTCAAAATAACACAATAATTTAGGTATTAATTTATTATATCTATCAATATCTATATGATTTCTAATACCATTATATGAATTAATAGGTATTAAAAATATATATTTACTATCTAGTTTATCTAGAATATAGCTTATAATACATCGTCCTTCGGAAAATCCATCCATTCCTTGAGTTTTAAGTCCTTTTATTATTCCATCATATTCACTACAATAGTTAAAGAACGAATTTTGATCTAATTTTTTAAATCCAAAATAGGCATTTATTGAATGAAGACGACATAAATCTCCACTCTGTCTTTCCCAATAAATATTAGAATTCATAGTCTAAATATATTAATTAAATTAAAATTATAAATCTAACTTAAATTTTTAACAAAATTAAAATATATTATAATATTATAAAATGAGTAAAAGTTTAAATATGAATTATGTGAATTGTGCATTATTAGTTGTTGTATTAGTATTAGTTATTATGTGTTGTTGTAAAAATACTGAAAAGTTCGGCGATTGGGTCACTAAGTTACGTAGAAAAAACGCTGACAAACGGCGACAAAAACGCACGAATCAGAGGAAACAAAACAAGGCTGATAAAGAAAAAAAACACAAACTCCGCATGTTTCTTAAACAGGCGGCGGAAGCACGTAGTCTTATGGCTAAGGGGTTCTTCCCACAGTGATCCAAAGGTGGTGATAGTGAAGTCACCCAATAAATTACAACATAAAAAATCTATTTGTACTCCTGCTACAGAAGAATCATTCCCATGTTTTATGAAAATACTTTTTATTTTAAAATAAAATCTAATACTATTATATAAAATGGGTAAAAGTTTAAATATGAATTATGTGAATTGTGCTTTATTAGTTGTTGTATTGGTATTGGTTGTTATGTGTTATAATAAAAATACTGAAGAGTTCAAGTTGAAGTTCAAGTAGAGGGGCAAAGTTGTAAAGGTGCCGCGGGGCTTCCTCAACATTTTTAACCCAGGCCATTGGGTTAGTGAGATAAAGAAAGAGGCAAAGAAACCCAAGCATTGGAAGCTTCGAATTGGAAGAAAAAAATGGAGATAAAATGAGTAAAAGTTTAAATATGAATTATGTGAATTGTGCTTTATTAGTTGTTGTATTAGTATTAGTTGTTATGTGTTGTAAAAATAATGAAGCGTTCTCTCCATTGAAAAGAAAAAGAGACTTGAGAAGATTATACAAACAAAAAGCGGGGTTGTGATGGTGGCAGAGGGCTCCGAGGTCTCTGAGACGGAAAATCAGAAACGCAGCACATTGAAAGTGGTAGTTTTTGCGGTAGGGGGGCAAAGTGGAATAGAACTATAAAAAAGTGCATGTGTCGTGGGTGTACTCGTAAGCGCTGTAAGAAATTCCTAAAATCATAGTTCAAGTAAGCGATGGACTGACGTTTTCTAAAGTTTTTTTTATTTTATTATAGGAGTTCATTGAAACTTTAAAGTATAACAAAATTGATTAATCTGTTTTGTTTTTGATTCTTTAATAAACTATGTCTAACGGAGAAGAAACACTACCATCATTAGGAATGGAGGCACTTATTAAAAACCCAGTGCTGCGCGAGATGGCTCGTGATGAAATAATGAGTTTTAATATGAAACAATCAACTATGGAAACAAACACGAATAAACAAATGAATAAAGAAATTACTAGTATATATAATAATATATTATATAGAATTAAAAATCCGGAACTAGATATTCATGGGAAAATTATTCCATATATATTTATGCCTGTATCTATACAAGGTGCTGGTAAAACAACTCTATATAATAAAATAAATGCTGAGTTACAAACATTAAATAATACTGATATAATTGGTATGGCATCAGCTGATACTTATATGCCTAAGCAATTTAACTTTAAATTGCTTAAAGAATGTCATAGGAAATGTATAGAAGATACATTAAAACTTATTAAATCTGGAAAGCATTGTTTTTTAGATAATTTAAATGGATTGGCACACTTTAGGACTATTTACAAATTAATTTGTGATGTACATGGATCAATATTAGTTCCATATATTATATATCCTGATAAATGGTTAGTATGTAAAGAAGCTGATTCAGATGAAGAGTTTTTGAAAACTATAATAAGTAGATGTGATAATAGATATAAATTAGGTGGAAAATATATAGATAAAGATATTATTATGAGAACAATTAATAGTATTCGAAATGATTATAATATAAATGGTAATAATATTAAATTATGGTTAAATAGTTTTCCAAATCCATCGTATATTCCAGGATTTAATATAGTAGATTCGCAATATATATTGAGAAATAATATTATAGATAAAATGGTGGATGAACATCTTAAAGATATAAGATTAATTAATAGAAAAGAAGATATATTGAATAAACATATTCAACGAGGTATAGAAAATCATATAACATTAATTGATAGTTCCGAAATGACATATGAAATAGCGCTTAGAATTAAAGATTTTACATTAGATGGATTTAAATTGCCTATATCAAAAGGTATTGGTAGATATGTAAATGAAGATAATGAAGATACTATATTTATAGTATTAGAATGGGAATATGGAAATAAATTAAGAAAATCAATAGGATTAAAAGAAAAAGATTTTCATATAACTTTAATGTGGTCTGGTAAGTATAATATTACTAATGTATGTAAGAATATTACAACTATTAATTGGTAGTATAAATCATTTAATTTAATTTAATTTAATATTTTTTTATTAAATTTAATATTAATTCCTATTGGTTAAATTTAATAAAACTAATTATAATATCATTTATAAAAAGTATTTACTTGATTATTTACTCTAACAAAAGTAGCGCATTTGCTAATATCTTTTAATTTACTAGCGCCAATATAGGTACATGTACTTCTCATACCACCTAATATATTTTGTATTGTATTTTCTACACTACCTTTATAAGGTACTTTTACTGTTTTTCCTTCAGAAGATCTATATTTGGCTACACCACCATGATGCTTATTCATTGCTGTTTCCGAAGACATACCATAAAATAACTTATATTTTTTACCATCTTCTTCTACAATATCACCAGGACATTCATCATGTCCTGCCAACATACTTCCAATCATAACAAAATCAGCTCCACCACCTATAGCTTTACTAACATCCCCAGGATGACAAATACCACCATCACTAACTATCATACCATTTAAACCATGTGCAGCGTCACTACATTCTAATACAGCACTAAATTGTGGAAGTCCAACACCAGTTTGAAGTCTTGTAGTACAAACAGCGCCACTACCAATACCAACTTTAATAATATCAATACATCCAGATATAATAAGTTCTTCTACTATTTCTCGCGTAACAACATTTCCAGCAATAAGTGTTATATTTGGAAAATCATTTCTAACCTTTTTACAGAAGTCGATAAGTTTAAACATATATCCATTTGCGACATCAATACAAATAAATTTAACATTAATATTATGTGCTTTAAGAATATGAACATTATCCGATAAAATAGTATAATCTTTATCTAAAATACCAGTACTCAAAATAAAGTAATTTGGATCATAACCTTCATCACAAACTTTAATTATATCATTAACATCTATATATTTATGGAAACACGTTAAACATTTATATTTAGATAATACTTTAAACATATCAACATTAGATATAGTGTCCATATTACTAGATATAATTGGAACACCACTCCAACTCTGTTTACTATGTTTAAATGTAAACTTTCTTTCAAGTGACACTTCACTTCGCGAACTTAGTGTAGATCTTTTAGGTCTAAATAGAACATCGCTAAAATCTAATTTAATATCATTTTCAATTTTCATATTAGAACTAATAGTGTAAATATCTTTAACTTATTTTTTTTTAAAATAATTAAAGTTATCAATATTTTTTTAAATATAATTAAAGTAATTAATATAATTACTATAATGGAAAAAAATATTGATGAATTAAAAAAGGATGGTGTAACTATATTAAAAGGAATTTATACAAAAAAAGATATTCAAGCATTAAAAGAAAATGCTTTATCTATAGAATTAGATGTTAATAGAACTTTAAATTCTAATACTATTAAGTCATATAACTATAATTATTATTCATTATTCGATAAGGAATATTTACATAAAAAAAAGGCATATAAATTACCAAAATATAATGTGATTGAATTATCTAAAGGAAGATTAGATATAGGAATAGACAACCAAGATATTTATATCCATTTAAAAATTAAAAATATTATCCATCATTTTTTTACAAAACATTATAAAAGTCATATGGGTATATTAACATCTAATTCTAAATCATATAATGGAGTATGGCATAGAGATGTTGTAAATATTTGTGGAGAGTCAGATAAAAATGGAAATTATAATGATTCTAAAATGGTCCATGATTTTGAACCATTTTATTTCAATGTATTAATACCATTAGTCCCATTAGTCCCATTAAATAAAGATAATGGGTCTACAGAATTTATATTAGGGTCACATAAAAAAACTTATAATGAATTAAATGAAAAAAAAGGCATTCAGTATACAACAGAAATAGGCGATGTTATAATTTTCGATGGTCGTATATTTCATAGAGGAAGAGAAAATAAAACAAATATGTCTAGAACAATAATATATAATGTATATCATAGATGTTGGTATAATGATAATTAATTCCTATTTTTCTACTTTTTCTACTTGTTTATTAATACGAGTATTTTCTTTTATTGCTTCTAAATGTCTCAAACCTTTAGAAGTATATTTTCCATATTTATCAAATGTTTTTTTTTTTTTTTATCGGATCCTTTTTTTCTAGAATATGTTTCTTTATTTTTACTCATGATTTAGTATTAAATATACTATAAGTTTTTAAATCAATTTTTAAGTTTATTACAACATTTTTTACAAATATGAGAATGTTGACATTTAGAGAAATATATTTCTATATTATCGTCATCACAAATAATACATTTATTATCTGATCCTTTGAGTTCCATAATTTCATTAGATGTATTAATTGTTCTACAAAATGGACATTCAATACTATAATCATTACCATCTCCATCTCCACCAGAATTATATTCATCTGTTTTATCACTATAATTTTGTAAAAATGAATTTAAAATAGGTGTATCATCTGTAGTAGGACCATATTGTCCATGAGAATCTTGATGCATAAATAATGATTTCATATCTGATCTAATATATATATAACATCCCATACCAGCATAAATAGCAATATAATTATTATTATTTATAGGATTAGTTAAAAATTGTATAATATTAGATTTATCTAAACTAAATCTATCACAATGAGTATCTATAGATTGAATAATACAATCGGATTCAGCATGTCTTCTACCACAATTTATACAATGATGTCCATCGTTAGAATGTATTTTAGAATTACAATTGGGTATAGAACATTGATTTGAAATAGGTAGAACATCATTATAATATTTTTTTAAATCTTCTATTAATTTAGAATTATTACATTCAATTTGACCATGTCCTTTATTATTACAAGTTCCACATATATGTTCTTTGGTAATATGTGAATGTGGAAATCTACAATGTAAAACTTTACAATACATTTAAAAATTATAATTAAATATTTTTTTAATACATCTGTATCAATTTTATCAATAAATTTAAAACCTTTATATAATATATATAATGGTTAAAAATGATACAGATGTATTAAAAAGAAATTTAAAATTTACAGATTTATTATTTGCAGGATATAGTTTTATTATAGGAGCTGGTATTTTTACATTATTACCATATATAATAGGTTATTCAAAAGGATATTCATGGCTAGCATTTATACTTGGTATAATAATTAGTATATTAACTGGTTTAAGTTTTGCTAGATTAAATTTTGAATATCCACATAATGAGGCTGAATATTCATGGATTTTAAATATATTAGGAGATAAAAATAGTTCACCTACAACAACTAGAAATAGAATAGTAAAAATTTTAGCAAATATAGTAATAGGAGCAGTTATGTTATTATGTGTATTTGCTGGCGCTACAGTAACATCAGGAATAAAAGATATAATAGCAAGTTATAAATTTGGAATAAATAATTATATTTTATGTTTTATTATATTATTAATTCCAACTTTATCAAATATAATAGGTACTGAATCAACAAATACATTAAATAAATTAATAATGATAATAATAACTATTTCATTTTTATTGATAATGGTTATAGCAATATTTTATAATAATTTTTTTAGTGATAATAAATTTATTCCAACTAAAATAAAATCATTTCCTGGAATTGTAAAAGGAGCCTTTTTAAGTATATTTGCGTTTAATGGATTTCAATCAATAGTACAAATGAGTGAAGAAGCCAAAAATAGATCAGATATACCAAAAAGTATAATATCATCAATATCTATATCAGGGATATTATATATAGTTGTAGCAATATCAGTTATTACTATTATAGGTGTATCTAAAGCATCTAATAGTATATATCCATTTTCAAAAGCTTTTTCGGTTCTTCCATTTAATAAGGAACAAGAAATAGTTAATGTATTATCAATATTATGTATGTTTGGAACATTACTTATGGTGATATTTTCAAGTTCAAGATTATTACAAAAATTATCAAAATTAGAATTGGTACCTAAATATTTAAAAAAATTAAGTGGTAAAAATAAAATGCCTATATCAGCAATTATTACATATAGTATATTTTCATTTATAATGATTATAATAGGAAAAGGATTATTAGAAAAATTAGCAATTGGAAGTAATATTATGGTATTTTTTATATTTACAATTGTAAATTTACTTTGTGTAATAAATCATTATAAAAAGAAAAAGTATAATGAAAATCTAGAAGATAATGATATAAAAGGATTTATAAATATGTATCCATGGTATGGTATATTAGGAACAATAATATCATTCATATTTTTATTATTAAGTCCTAAATATTTAAAAGATTTGAAGTAAATTTTTAATTCTTTAATAAAATATTAAGTCTTTTTGTTATATTTACATCATTTAGTTTTGAGTTTATAATTTTTAAATTTTCTTGTAAAACACGATATTTTACTAAAACATTTGCTTCTTTTAAATCTTTATAATATGGTTTATTTATCATAAATTTTATTAAGTCTGTTGTTTTTATATCATTAATATCATGTTTTTCATATTCATTCATTTTTTTAATTAATTCTGTTAGATCAAAATTACTATCTATTATTGTTTGTTTAAATAAATTAACAAATTTTAAATTTATTTCTTTTTGTGTTTTATAATTCATATATTTTAATAATAAAAAATATTTTTAAACTATTTTTTAATTTTTTTTATTTTTAAAACTTTTTTTTGGGATTCCCCCCCCCCTCAAAAAAAAAAATGAATTCCATTGTTTTTTAAAATATTTCCTTATAAATTTAAATTTTAATATATAGAATCAAACCATAAAATATAAGGAAAAAAAGTATAAAAATAAAA